AGTATTTAGGTAAAGTTCCGAATGATAAGGCAGGAAGAATAAGTTTCTGGAATGATGTTGTTAAACACCATAAAGAATTAGAGAATATAAGGGCAATAGAAGATTTTAAAACTGATGATGTTAGTGTGGAGCTTGGAAATGACAAGAAAACAGTTATAGTGAGTGATGCGGTTAAGGTTATAAATGCTATGAGTAAGCTTTATATGACTGTTTCAGTTAGTTAATTAGGAAGGAGAATATTAGAATGGCTAAAAATATTACTATGAAGTCAAAAGATGCAATAAGTGCATCTTTGGCAGAATGCTATGTTACCATTGAAGGTAAAAGATACCTTCTTATGCAGTGTATCAAGGTAGAGGCTAAATTTAAGAAGAATAAAAGTAAGATACCAATTTTAGGGCAAACAGGAAAAGGAAACAAAACTACTGGATGGGAAGGCACAGGAAGTGCAACTGTTCATTATAATACTTCTATCTTTAGAAAACTTATGCTTAGATATAAGGAAACTGGAGAAGATATATATTTCGATATGCAAATTACTAATGAAGACCCAACAAGTTCAGTAGGTCGTCAAACTATTATATTAAAAGATTGCAATATGGATGAGGTTACATTAGCTAAATTTGATGCAGATAGTGAATATTTAGATGAGGATATAGATTTTACTTTTGATGATTGGGATATGCCAGAAGAATTTAAAATTTTATTAGGTATGATATAGAATACACATTTATAAATTATAGATGTGTGTTTTTTATGTAAAAATTAAAATAAAAGGAGAATTAAGAAATGAGTAATTTAAGTGCTTTTTTAAGTCAAAATGCAATAAAAAATGAGAATGTAATGTATGTGGCAAGCGATAGATTTTTAGACGAAGGAGGAAAGCCAGTTGAATGGGAATTAAGAGTTTTATCTTCTGAGGAAGATGAAGTATTAAGAAGAAACTGTACCAAAAGAGTGAAAGTGATTGGCAATAATGGGAAGCCAACAGGTCAATTCACAAGTGAAATTGACTACAATAGTTATGTAGCAGAGTTATGTGTAGCATCTACAGTATTTCCAGATTTAAAGGATGCCGAACTCCAAAATAGTTATGGAGTGATGGGAGAAGCTCAGTTATTAAAAACAATGCTTACAGCAGGTGAGTATGTAAATTATACAGTAAAAGTTAACGAAGTTAATGGATTTGATACAACATTTGAAGATAAAGTAGAAGAAGCAAAAAACTAATTAGGGGCGGTGATTTTGATGCTAGCATCACTCATTATTGTATCCAAAAATTAAAGTGGAAACCTAGTGAATATATGAATTTAGAAGTTAATGAGAGAGCATTAGCAGCCGCCTCAATACTTGTTAAGATAGAGGATGAAGAGGAAGCAATGAAAGAAGCTGAAAGAGAAAGAAAAAGAGGTAGAAGAAGATAGAAAAATATAAAATAAATGTATAGTAGGTAAAATATGTAAGAATTATATGTTATAATATTTTTAGCAAGAAGATGTAATCTACAATTTATAGAGTGGAGTTCATACAAAAGATTATCCTCCCAACGTATAGAAGGGAGGTGAGTATGTATGGATAATTTTTTACAAGGTGTACTAGCAAGTTTAGTTGCCAGTTTAATAGTTTACTTAACTAGTAAGTTATTTAAAAAAGTAAAAAGCCACTCAAACACGACTAAGAGTGACTTTGATTTTAAACTTACAATCAAGTTTAAAAGAAATAAACATTAATTTTTAGAACTTCACTCTAGTTTCAAATAGATTGTAGTTCTTCTTGCTTTTATTATACCACAAATTAGAAAAAATATTGCCTATAATATTTTTATAGTCAATAAAAAGATGAAATTTTTATAACAAATAATAAAAACTTTATTATAAAACTATTAATTTGCAAGGTATCTATAAATGAGTAGATATTTTTTTACTTATATAAAATATTTGAAATGATAGCATATTCCTGTTTTGGGAACGTGGTTAAAACTCAAACTATATTACTAGTATTATATTAAATATTTAGCATCAAAATTAAATAAAGAAAAGAAAGCACTTACTTTTTGGTGGGTGCTTTTGTTTTGCTCAAATTTGGTCGGTTGGGTAAAATAATTAGAAAAAAATGTTAAAAAACTCTTGATTTATTGTACGTACTATATTATAATTTAAGTACGGACAATAAAAAGAGAGGTGATAAGATGTCCAGTAAATTAGGCAGACCGCCAAAAAAAGACTCTAAAAAACTGAGATTTGAAGTTAGACTTAATCAAGAACAAGCTGATATATTAAATGAGTGTGCTGAAAATCTTAAAATATCTAAAACAGATGTTGTAATTAGAGGAATTGAATTGGTGAAAGAGAAGCTTGACAAAAACAAATAAAAAACAGCCGCTGCACCGACCAAAGCACTTGCGACTGTTTCCCAAAGAAGTTACCTTCTATGAAATATATTCTATCATAGTAAGGTACTTCTTACAATCAAATTTAAGGAGGAATTTACTATGAATGAAATAATGAATTTTGAAGGAAAAGACATAGAGGTATTCGAATTTGAAGGGCAAATTTTATTTAATCCAAAGCACGTGGCAGAGTGTTTAGATATTTCAGATGTGAACAGTAGTATTAGAAAATTTAATGATAATCAAGTAGTTAAGTTGACTAATTCTAAAATGCATAATATGCAGTTTAGAAAATTGCATAATACAGGAGAAAATTTTCTAACTGAGAGTGGTGTTTATAAACTTATATTTAAATCTAAAAAAGAAGAAGCTGAGAGATTCCAAGACTGGATAAGTGATGAAGTACTTCCAGCCATTCGACAAACTGGTTCATACATAACTAACAATGCCAACCCCGAAAAACTAAGAGAAAAAGCAAGCGAAATTGAAAAGTTACAACTGGCTTATAATAGTACATCTATGTTGAAAGAACTATTAGATGGTGCAGGCTTTGACAACAAATCTAAACTATTAACAGCAAAGACATTGTACAAGAAAGCAGGCATTGATTTACCTATAGAAATTGAAGAAGAGGAATCTTTCTTTGACACAAAACAAATAGCATCTAAACTGAAAATATATTCTAAGAGTAATAAACCAGCACAGTTGGCTGTTTGTGAGATTATTAAAAAGATTGATTTAGAAGAAAACGAAGTAAAAGGCGTTTGGGAGACTAATGGTTCTTGGACTGGTACTGTAAATAAGTATACAAAGAGTGTAATAGATAAGGTGAGAGATTGGATAGAGGAGAATAATAGACCTACTAAGATTGCAGGTGAGAAGAAGAATTTCCATGTTGTATATAAGATTGAGTAAATTTGATTGTATTAAATAATATATTTTAGTTTATTTTAGTTTTGAGGGGGATTAATACAATGTATGAGAATTTACTTGATATGGATAGAATAGAACTTATTAGAGAACTTGGAAGTATCTTTGAAAAAATGAAAAATGAAAATCCAGATGAATTTTATAAATTTGTAAGTTTAGTGAAAGAAGAATGTAGGAAAAAAAGAGAAAGAGAATAAATAATATAGATAAAGCACTTATAAGTACATAAAAGTGCTTTATCTTCCAAAATATGCTATAATTGTAGTATCAAATATATAGGGTGATTACGCATCCTAAGTGTGAGATTATCCCAAGTAATTGGGGTTGATACTCACAAAGATAATTACTGAGTGTAGTGATTATCACCGTCCCAATAAATATTGGGTAAAAACATCTGAAATTTAAAAACACTTGGGATAAAACTTATGGACATAAGTAATTGCAATAATTTTAATGATTTATGTTGTGCAAAAATGTGTATTTTACAGTACTTTAAGAGTAACATAGGATGTTTTTAAATTTTTTTGGCACCCCCCATATTGGGATATAATAAAATCTTTAAGAGTAACATAGGATGTTTTTAAATTTTGTATTAATGCTCAGCATCCCTGTAGGAGTCCATACTTTAAGAGTAACATAGGATGTTTTTAAATAAATCTATAGTAGTCTCTTTTATTTCCATAACTCTTCTTTAAGAGTAACATAGGATGTTTTTAAATTTATTCATAACAGTATCTAATTTCATTGATGCAACACCTTTAAGAGTAACATAGGATGTTTTTAAATTAAACTTCATTAAACAAAGAACCATCTATACAATGCTTTAAGAGTAACATAGGATGTTTTTAAATAATGTTATAGCCAATATACTCTCTCCTTATTTATATCTTTAAGAGTAACATAGGATGTTTTATAAAATTATAAAAGGAGGTGTTAAAGATGATAAGTACAAGAAAAATAAAAGTAAGATGTGATGATAGTACATTTTATACATTCTTTAGGCAAGAACAAAGAGAACAAAATAAAGCTCTAAATATTGGTATAGGTATAATACATGCTAATGCAGTATTACATAATGTAGACAGTGGAGCAGAAAAGAAACTAAAGAAAAGTATAGAAGGATTACAAGGTAAAATTGATAAACTTAATAAAGACTTAGAAAAAGAGAAGATAACTGATAAAAAGAAAGAGGAAGTATTAAAAGCGATTGAAACTAATAAAAAGATATTAGATGGAGAGAAGAAGGCTTTTAAAGAATCAGAAGAATACAGAAAAGGAATAGATGAACTTTTCAAAAATACATACTTAAAATCTAATACATTAGACCATGTTTTAGATAGTATGGTTAATATTCAGTACAAAAGAACTTTAAGCCTAGTTACACAAAGGATTAAAAAAGACTATAGTAATGATTTTGTAGGAATTATAACAGGACAACAAAGTTTAAGAAACTATAGAAATGATAATCCGCTAATGATTAGTAATCAACAACTTAATTTCAAATATATAGATGATACTTTTTATTTGGATATTATGTGTGGATATAGGTTAGAGGTTGTTTTAGGTAAAAGGGATAATGAGAATGTAAATGAACTTAAATCAACTTTAGAGAAGGTTATAAGTAAAGAATATAAGGTTTGTGATAGTTCTATGCAGTTTGCTAAAAACAATAAAGATATAATATTAAATCTAGTTATAGACATTCCTCAAAACTCTAATGTATATAAACCAGTAGAAGGCAGAACCTTAGGTGTTGATTTAGGTATAGCAGTTCCAATTTATATGTGTTTAAATGATGATACATACAAAAGAAAAGGTCTTGGTGACATTAATAACTTCTTAAGAGTCAGACAACAGATGCAAACTAGAAGAAGAAAACTTCAAAAAGACTTAACTCTTACAAATGGAGGAAAGGGTCGTAAAAAGAAAACTCAATTACTTGATAAACTACAAGAAAATGAAAGAAACTTTGTAAAAACATATTCTCATGCACTAAGTAAAAGAGTAGTAGAATTTGCTAAAAGTAATAAGTGTGAATATATAAACATAGAGAAATTAACTAAAGATGGATTTGATAATATTATCTTAAGAAACTGGTCATATTTTGAATTGCAGAAAATGATTGAGTATAAAGCTGAAAGAGAAGGAATTGCTGTAAGATATGTAAATCCGGCATATACAAGTCAGAAGTGTTCAAGATGTGGTGAGATAGACAAGGAAAATAGACAGACACAAGCAAATTTTAAATGTACTAAATGTGGATTTGAACTCAATGCAGACCATAATGCAGCTATAAATATAGCCAGAAGTATAGAATTTGTATAATTAAATAGATATAATATAAATATAGGGTGATTACGCATCCTAAATGTGAGGTAATCCCAAGTGATTTGGGATAGGCACTCGCAAAGATAGTTGTTAAATGTAGCAATTATCATCGTCCTAGCGAATCGCTAGGTAAAAACATCTGAAATTTAAAAACACTTGGGATAAATTTGATTAATGTTAGTATTTACAATGGTTATGTTGTTTTATTTTATTTAAGAATGTGCATTTTTAAGTGGTTGAAGAATAACATGAGATGTTTTTAAATTAAGTCATATATCCTTTTACCTTCTGCTTTACAATAGTTGAAGAATAACATGAGATGTTTTTAAATTCAACAACATAGCTATATCCTTTGAACTTAGATGTAGTTGAAGAATAACATGAGATGTTTTTAAATTAATATTCTTTAACTTGCTCTGGTGCAGTTTCATACGTTGAAGAATAACATGAGATGTTTTTAAATCTTAGCTTCACTTTCTGCAAGTCAAGCTTTTAGAAGTTGAAGAATAACATGAGATGTTTTTAAATTTATTTCCTATAGCTTTAGATGTGCAATATACTCCCGTTGAAGAATAACATGAGATGTTTTTAAATCTTAATAGTATCTTGTTTTGACTTTAAATCAAGATGTTGAAGAATAACATGAGATGTTTTTAAATTTGAGTATATTTTGATATTAAGAAAAGATAATCCTCTTGTTGAAGAATAACATGAGATGTTTTTAAATTATTTAAAGGAGATGATGATTTGATAGAAAAACAATTGTTGAAGAATAACATGAGATGTTTTTAAATATATTGCTTAAATGATTATATCCTATACCAACTCGTTGAAGAATAACATGAGATGTTTTTAAATTTTAAAGATGCTATGTATGTAGCATCTAATTTAGAAAGTTGAAGAATAACATGAGATGTTTTTAAATGTATAAAATTGATGATGATATTAGGTTCATTGAAGGTTGAAGAATAACATGAGATGTTTTTAAATTGATCCATGAAATATTTCCTGATGAGGATAATCTTTGTTGAAGAATAACATGAGATGTTTTTAAATCACACACCTTTAGTTAACCAAACCATTCTACTTCCGGTTGAAGAATAACATGAGATGTTTTTAAATTGTATTTAAATGAGTTGTAAAATGTCTTTTAATATAGTTGAAGAATAACATGAGATGTTTTTAAATTCTACTATCGCAAAGTCAATATTACGACCCTCTTTGGTTGAAGAATAACATGGGATGTAAAAATAAATATTTATATAAAACACTTACTTAAAGAGTAGGTGTTTTTTTATCGAAAGGATGTGATAATAATGTAAAAATTTTACTTATATAGTATAATAATCCTATAAAATATTATATGGGGGAATTATTATGGGGTTATTTGGAAAAGAGAATTGTTGTATTTGTGGAGAAAAAGGGAAACAAAAAATAGCTGATGGGTTTTTGTGTAAAGAGTGTTTTAAGAAATATGCAGTTGCCACCTTTACCCCAGGAAATAATTTATATGGATTGCCAACTAAACTAGAAGTCGAGAGAGCTATTGAATCAAAGGATACTAAAGAAGAAGAACTTAAAAATTTTAATCCTACAAAAAAAATATTAAAACTTATAGAATTTGATGATGATAATAAGAAATTTATTGTTTTAAATGGATTTAATAGAGAAAAAGTGAGTTTAAATGTTTATAATTACAGTGATGTTATAGAATATGAACTTTTGGAAAATGGTGAAACTGTGACTAAAGGTGGGATAGGAAGAGCTTTAGCAGGAGGAGTTTTATTTGGAGGAGTAGGTGCTGTTGTTGGTGGAGTAACAGCTAAAAGAAAAACAAAAGCTTTTATAGATAGTCTTAAGATAAAAATAACCTTAAATAATTTAAGTAATCCTAGTGTTTATGTAAATTTGATACAATTAAGAACTAAGAGTAATTCTTCGATTTATAAAATGGCATATTCTTCTGCACAAGAAATATTATCTATTTTATCAATAATTGTAAAAGATAATGAAGATGGGAATCTACAAGATAAGCCAGATGATGCAATACAACAGGTAAAGGGATTAAAAGAATTATTAGACTTAGGAGCAATAACAGAAGAAGAATTTAATACTAAGAAAAAAGAATTATTAAATTTGTAATATTACAAAGCACTTACTTAGGTAGGTGTTTTTTTATGTAAGAATTTTAGAAAGGAGAGTGAAAATATGGCTACAATACAAACATCTATTAGAATTTTTGATGGAATGACACCCGCTTTTCGTAATATGACTAATGCTATCAACACTACGATTAACAGTTTTGATAGGCTGCAACAAAGGTTGCATAATCCTATTAACGCAGGTGGAATACAAACATCTCAGCAGAGCTTAAATAATATTGAAAACATCTTAACTAGAATAGAACAGAATATAGGAAAAGCAGATGAACAACAGAGAAGATTTAACGAAGATATTAATAAAGGGATAAGCAATACAGATAGATTGCTTGGAAGTGTTAAGAAACTAGCAGGAGCTTATATCGGAGTAAAGACAGTTGGAGGCTTAGGTAGTTTAAGCGACCAAATGACCAGTACAAATGCGAGGTTGGCGATGATAAATGATGGTCAACTCTCAGATGGAGGGTTAAATAAGATGATTTTCCAGTCGGCTGAGAGGTCAAGAGCATCTTACCTAGACACAGCACAAATAGTATCGCGAATTGGTATGAATGCAGGAAGTGCATTTTCTAGTACTAGAGAAATAGTAAGCTTTGCAGAGCAACTCAACAAAAAGTTCATAATTGCAGGAGCTAGTACACAAGAAATGAGTTCAGCATTATTACAGCTGACTCAAGGTTTAGGAAGTGGTGTGTTGAGAGGTGAGGAATTAAATGCTGTGTTTGAATCAGCACCTAACATCATCAAAAGTATTGCGGATTATCTCGATGTCGACATAGGAAAAATTCGAGGTATGGCAAGTGAAGGAATGTTGACTGCGGATATTGTGAAAAATTCCTTGCTTGCTGCATCAGCTGAAACAAATAAGCAATTTGAACAGATGCCTTATACACTTGGTCAAATTTTCACTAGTGTAAAGAATAATGCAGTAATGATTTTTGGAGCTATACAAAAAAAGATTGAGGATACAGTATCAAGTGGAGGATTCCGAACCTTTATTGTAAATGTAACTGATTCTTTGTATGTCTTGGGAGCTGTTGGATATAGCGTTTTTAATGGATTTATTGATTTATTGAGCAGTCCAGTTTTTCAGAATTTTTTTAATGTGATGATTGTTGGAACTAGTTTAATTACGCAAGGATTGGGGTGGATAATAACACAAGCACTAAGTGTTGCTAATGTATTTGCACAGAATTGGTCAATTATTGCTCCAATTATATATGGAGTTACAATAGCGATTGGTATATATACAATAGCAGCTATAGCACTTGCTGTAGCAAATAAAGTAGCATCTTTATCAGCTGGTTGGTTTAATTTTCAAATGACTCAAACAGTAATTATGCACGAGTTAGCTACAGGAGCTACATGGATGCAAGTAGCAGCACAATATGGTTTAAATGCAGCATTGTATGCTTGTCCGCTTACATGGATAGTGCTTGGATTTATAGCAGTAATAGCTGTGATTTTTATGGTAATAGCAGCGATAAATCATTTTGCAGGGACTTCTTTGACTGTACTAGGGGTAATAGTAGGTGCAGTATTTGCAGCAGTAGCAGCAATACAAAACGTAATGATTGGACTTCTAAATAGATGTATAACTGTAAATGAAGCAATTGCTAATGGCTGGAATCAGTGTGTGTATTTTATGAAACAAGCTATTGCAAAAGGTGTAATCTTTATAATCGAGAAAATGGCATCTTTAAATGACTCTGTAAATTCAGCAGGAAACGCACTTGGGAAAGCTTTTGTAGATGGGGCAAATATAGCAATACGAGGAGTAAACAAACTGGTTGATTTATTAAACAAAATCCCTGGAGTCAACATCGGAAAAGTTTGAGAAGCAACATTTACACCAGTTAAAGCTGATAATAGCTATATACAGCAACAAATCAATAGTTTAAACAAATGGGTAGGAAATGCACCAGAGAAAGTTGTACTAGAGCGAATGGGATACAAAGATATTGGGGCAGCATTTGAGAAAGGAAGTGCTCTAGGAACAAAATGGCAAAATTCCATAACTGATAAATTTAAAGATACTTTTGACATTAGCAAAATAGTAGAAAAGGCAAAAAAAGATTTAGGACTCGACGATTTGTGGGATAAAAAGTATGGGTTAGGAGATGGATTTGGTTCAGCAGGGCTTAATTCTCCACTTGGAGATGCAGCAAAAGGAGCAAAAGACACTGCAGGAAACACTGCAAAAATGGCTAAAACAATGGATAAAAGCCAAGAAGATTTAAAATACTTAAGAGACATTGCAGAACAAGAAGTAATAAACAAGTATACAGGAGTCAACATTAAAATTGACATGAACAATACAAACAACATAAATAGTGAGGCAGATGTAGATGGAATAGTAAATGTACTAACTGAAAAATTAAATGATGCTATGGTTGTATCAGCAGAAGGAATAGTTTAGGAGGTGTTTAAATGGCTTATGACTTTTATTTAGATGGAGTACAATTACCAATCCCTCCACCCAAGTTAGAAATTAAAGTGACAAACAAAAATAAAACAGTTGATTTGATAAACACTGGAGAAGTAAACATACTAAAAAAAGAAGGATTATCTGAAATAAGTTTTGAAGCAGAGTTTACACATAATAAACTACCATTTTATCGTGGAACTTTTAGGGATGTTCAATTCTTTTTAAGTAAACTAGAATTACTAAAGACAGATTGTAAGCCATTTCAATTTATTGTATCTCGTGAGTTAGGTAACAAGGTCTTATTTAACACTAATATGAAAGTGTCATTAGAAGAATATAACATAGTAGAAGATGCAGAAAATGCCTCAGATACAAAAGTTGCAATAAAGTTAAAACAATATAGAGATTACTCAACTAAAAAGTTAGTACTTGCAACACCTGAAAAGACAAATTATGGTAGGACTCCCCCTCCAGTCATGAAACCAAAAGAATTTAGACCAGATTCATCCAATAAGCCAAATGCTAAGACATATACAGTCAAGGCAGGAGATTCTCTTTGGTCAATCTGCCAGAAGCAACTTGGTAATGGTTCATTATATAAGAAGGTATATGAGTTAAATAAATCAATAATGGATAAAGCTAACAAGGGTAAAAAAGTACCTAAATATACTATTTACAAAGGGCAGGTGTTAAAACTTGGATGATGAATTAGTATTAGCAAATGATAGAGATGTAAGATTAGTAATAGCTCATTGGGAAGATTTCCACGAACCTGTAGTTTTGGATGGTATCACATGGGAAATAGAAAGACGAGGAACACCATCTAAACTTGAATTTACAATAGTCATGGATGATATATTAGAGTTTTGTGAAGGTAACTCTGTAAGACTATATTACAAAGGTGTAGGTATATTCTATGGATATATATTTCAGAAGAAAAGAGATAAAGAAAATCACATTAAAATTGTTGCTTACGACCAGTTAAGATATTTTAAGAACAAAGATACTTATGTGTATAGCAATAAAACAGCAAGTGAACTTGTAAAAATGTTGGCTAAAGATTTTAATTTAAAATACAATGTCATAGAAGATACTAAGTATAAACTATCTAGAGTCGAAGAAAATAAAACACTCTTTGACATGATACTAACAGCACTAGATGATACTCTAAGAGAGAAAAAAGAAATGTATACCTTGTATGATGATTTTGGAAGAATAACATTAAAGAATGTTGCATCAATGAAACTGGATACTGTCATGAACAATGATGTAATAGAGGACTTTGACTATAATTCAAGTATAGATAGTGATACTTATACAAAAATCAAACTTGTAAGAGACAACGAGGAGTCAGGAAAAAGGGATGTGTATATTGCTCAAGATTCAGCTCACATGAGAAGTTGGGGAATACTTCAAATGTTTGATACAGTAGATAAAAACATGAGTGAAGCAGAGATAAAACAAAAGTGTGATATACTTTTAAAACTATATAATAAGAAAACTAAGTCATTAAGTTTAAAAAATGCACTTGGAGATATTAGAGTGAGAGCAGGTTGTTTAGTACCTGTTTTTTTAAATCTAGGAGATATTAAACTTCAAAATTATATGTTAGTTGAGAAAGTAAAACATACATTTGAAAATAATTCACATTTCATGGATTTGACTCTTGTTG